AGCCATTTGGAATCTGTTAAGGTTTAGATAATATCCAGTAGGGCCTGTTCCGTCTGCTTTATCAAGATTCCATTCTGATTGTGGTATTTTGGTATCGATTGTTTTAGTAACAACAACACCTGATTGCGATACACCACGATAAGATGGAGCAATGTATAAAGTAGTATCAGACACTAGACCTGTAATGAGATATGACTGACCTTTAATAACAATCATCTGACCTACTGAAAGTTGTGATTGGAATTTAGTGTTATTACCTGTTACCACACCCTCACCAAATGATACTGTGACTGTTCCTGAAATCTGTAATGTTGATGATCTACGACATACTTTTAATTCGTCGCCATCATATTCAAAGAACATGCCGTTTTGGTCATCAAATAAACCACAACGTAATGCTGAGTTAGTCCAAGAATTTACATAGTATTCTGCAAAGCCACCTGTTGATTGCTGGGTAGATGGGAATGTAGCTAATGTAAATTGGAAACTATACTCGTCAGGTATTGCAGTAATCTCTTGAACACCATTATAGAAATCTGTTGGTGTTACACCTTCAATAACTGTTGGAGCACCACTAATTGTAACATTTAATCCTGTTGACAATCTATGTGGGTATCTTGTGTAAGCAGTTGTTACCCCACTTGTGCCATCAGATTCAATACGCTCAATCTGAGTGGTTGGGCTGAAGTTCACTGCAAACGATACTTGGATACCTTTACCTGATTGATAACGGAAGTATTTACGAGTTTGACGTATCATCTGTGAATCAGGGTTGGTAGATGGTATTAATTCAACACCACCATCAAATGGTCTGTGTAATGCAAAGCCATCTGATCTTAATAATAGACCTGTTCCCACAGCATACTCAACGCTTGTTAAAGCATTATCAATTTCACCGACTAATTTAATTTTAATTGGACTTAATACTGATTTAACAGATTCAACGTGAGTGTCACCAATACTATTTAATCGTTTTAATGTAATACCACCACCGGCAGCAGTAATATTAATTAATCCTAAGTTAGCAATAGCATCTGCTCGTGTTGGGTGAAAAGATACTGTGTTTGCATCAAGTGCCCGAACATAATAGAAACCACCATTAACTAATGGAGTTGGTAAAGTAACAGCTTCTAAGATAACAAGGTCACCTGTTGAATATCCATGGTTTACTGATGTATCCATGGTATCAGCAGAAATGTTTGTGCTAGACACTGTTCTTGTTGTATATGTTTCAGGTTCGTATACAGAAATCTGATCACCTGTTTTAAAGAATGATGAGAAGTTTGTATTATTACCTGTAATCGTATCTGATCCAGCTTCGATAGTTAATGTTCCTTGACCTAGAACCTCACCAATAATGTTTGGTGTTGCTAATCCAGCAAGTCCTGAACCAGCAGATGTTAAGTCAATATAAACTGTTCCATCAATAGCATCATCATAAGTTGCAGCTAATCTAATCCAATTACGAGACACTCGGATAACATAATATGTTTGACTATGTGTTAATCCACCTGTTGCTGTGCCTGTAGTCGTATAAGTAACTTCATAACCTGTTCTAAAATAATGGTCAGGTATTCTAATAGCATCTTCTTCAATTGATACAGATGATATTGGGTCAAACTGAATATTCCTTGATGGAATAGTTGCATTTGTTGACATTGTAAATGTTGTCGAATCAGGATTTGTTGCTAAAGCATATACCCCATCTGAAGCACCATCTACGTTAGCTGTGAATTTTTGAGTTCCTGCTCCAGCAGCACTAATATCAACAGTTGTCACCTTTTGGAGTCTTGATGATCCTGTTAATACTTGCGAGAACCAAACTCTGTCCGGGAACCCTGATCCAGCTAATGCACCAGCTGATGTGTGGTTTAAATAGAATCTGTTAACATCAATAACACGAACATAGTAATGAGCACCATTTCTTAAGCCACCGACAGGAGTGTTTGAAGTATATTCAACACGATCACCTGTTAAGAAGCCATGATTAGTTTTCCAAATATATTGATAACTTGGGTCTGTATAACCTACATTTCGGTTAGCAGAATTCCAATAGTTGTTATATGTAATATTTGGTGTGCTATAGCCTGTAGCATTAGTAGCTAATTTTAATGTGTTGTTTGTAGCTTGTGCCACATAATAAGTCACACCATTAGTTAGACCACCAATAGTAGTATTACCTTCGTCAGTATAAACAACGGCATCACCATTAGACAATCCATGATTAACAATTTGAATCTGATCAGCATTATCTTGGTATGTTCTACCTGTAATAGTTACGTTAGATGCAGCATTACCATAGTTTGTAAGATTCCATAAAGCTGTTGTATCGTATCTTCTCATTCTATAGTAATCATCATTAACAATTTCTACTTCATAATAGTTGTTATTTGAAATTGGTGCTGTTGAACTACTTGAGAATCTAATGACGTCACCTGATGTTAATCCATGGTTTGCATGTCTTAATGTGTCACGTAATGGGTTAATATCCATAATAATCATGGCACCATTAACAGTTCCTGAGTTTATGTTGTATACAGTGTTGTTTGGATATCTTGAGAAACGCATAGTTGTATTGGTGCCAACTGTAACGCTTAACGTATACATAATTGTATTTGATCCGGGTTCCCAAGTTACTAAGGAATCTGTGTTGTTCATAACAGGAAGACCACCAACTGTGGTGTATGTCATTAAAACACCTTGGTTTCTGTCAGTTTCAACATAAGGAACTTGACCAGCAAATGTAATATATTCAGTTGATGTGTTTGCACTAATAGGATCATATGCTTTTGCAAAACAATGTCGCATCATTCCATTTGATGATCCTGTGTTTGTGATGTTTACTTTAGATGTAGATGAAGCACCACCTAATGTTAAGTAGAAAGTATAATCATCAACTCTTCTGACCCAATAAGGTCTTGTATCTGTTAAACCACCAATAGCTGAGTTTGCATAACCATGCATATAAACAACATATTGACCATCAGCAAACCCATGTGGGGTAGGGAAAGTAAATGTCTCGTTAGCAGTTGAGATAGTAACTTCTGATGTGCCCGGTTCAAAGAACAAAGCATCTTTTGGTTTCCAGTTCATTGGATCCCATGCACCAATATTCCATGAATGTGGTGTATCACCATGTCTAGCATTAACATCAATAACAGTGTTAATGTTAATAACGTTAGTTGGTGTTATAAGACTTGCATCAAATGTAATAATTTTCTGACCAACAGAGTTAGTTAAGAAGAATGATGTGCCAGCGTTAAATCCCATAGGATATTTTGTAGACACAGTTAATGTAGATGGACTTGCTCCGTCAGTTATTACTCCATCAATATTAGATAGTTTAAATTCAGTTCCCTGATAGATAGATCCTAGGAATACTTGAGTATAAGTATCTTTAATTGATTCTGCACGGACAATAGTTCTTTTTGCAGTATATTGAAATGTCCTGTCATCTAAAATTTTAGTTACAACGAAAGCACCATTTGCATTATTGTTTTTGGTTCCCTGGACAATAATTGGGTTACCTTGAACTAAGTTGTGCACGTCAACTGTGTTCACCACAATAATATTAGAGTTAGCTTGTGTTGTTACATCAGCAATCTCAATATCTTCATCACCGTTACGAGAAAAGAATGTAGGAATGTTTTTAACTAATTCTAATGTTTCCCATTTGGTTGATTGCAGACCATATTCAAAGTCAGTATCAATTAAGTTTTCAGGAGTCGATACCCGGAGTTTTGAAACCGGATCTGTGTATGATTCAGATGGTTGAATTTCAGTGTAATCAGTGTCTATCCATATCTGCAGAACATCTGCTGCATCCATAGCTGAACAGTCTTTATTTAAAACAAGCGTAGTCGTTTCATTCGGTCCATCAAAAGAATAAGATACTAATGAGTTAAATTCGCTACTGAAAGCAAACATCTCATCATTATCTGTAGCGTTATTAATTAGTAATATACGATCACGGTTATATATGCCATCTAATACAATAGTATTAGTAGCCGGTGTAAAGGTATACTTGTGAATTTGTTTACGTGCCATTATTTAACTCCCAAATACGATTGAATATGCTAACAAGTTGTCCCTTGTTGCTGATTTTTTAGCTGGATAAGTCACAAAAATATCCTTATCACCTGAAGTGAAATCTACTTTAGCACCATTGTTTGAAGAATCTAAAACAGTATCTCTGGTTAAAGTGTTACCAGCACCAACAGTTCCTACACCAACTTCCCATTGGGTCAATGAAGCTACAGAATAATAGGTTTGATTTCCAACACCTACGGCAGAAGTAAATGTTCTAAATCCATCAACTGCACCTTGTAAAGTCATAGTTCCTGTTCCAGTGATATTGGTAGTTTCTCTCACTCGGTCTTTTAATACTAAAGCCATGATTATTCCTTATTATTGAAATTGAACAGTTAACTGCCCGGATCTCACAGTAAAAATATCACCTGTCTCGACTAGCTTTGAAATATCAAGTGGGGTGTGAAATAGCTGATTACCACCTGTTAATGCATCAAATAAAGCCAGGTGTGAAATTGTGCCCCACGTTGCAGTGGCTTGGTCAAACTGAACATCAGCATTAGATGTAAATACACCATTTGTAGGTGCACCAAAAGTTACTGCTTTTCTAGCATATGCTCCACCTGACACTTCAGTCCCGGAATTATCGTCTTGAGGATCAGTTGTAAATAATCCAACGTAAATAGTTACCGGTGAAGTAAAAGATGATCCTCTTAATACTGCGTTTCCTAGAGTATTCTCTAGGTAATCACTCATTTCTGCCATAATTGTTACCTCGATCTTAGTTTAATTGTTAATGGTGTTGATGGATACTCGCTCTCATCATCGGACTTAGCTAATGATTCAAGTCCTCGTGTATATAAAGACGACCAGGTTTGTAACCTTTCGTCGTTCATTAAATATGGCTCCGCTTCTGCAAGAGATGCATATAATAATAAGTCAGGTGCATGCAAAGAAAATACATTTGATGCATTTGAATTACTTAATATTTCAGGTCTGAAATAGTAAATCATTTTTAATGTGTAATTTCCAGCCGGAATTGGTGCAAATTGAAATTCTGAACCAATTAATGTGTAAGCCTGTGGCTGCCCGGACTGTTTTACTAATCCGTTATCATAAAAAGCAGCTGATGTTTGATATTCAATTGTAGCAATCGGATTGCTGTCTATATATATTGTTTTAATTCCTAAAAAATCGTTTGGAATTGCTACGGTAGCGTCGCCACCTGTTAAAGTTGCTGTGGAGTATTTAAGCATTTGTCGTAATCTTAAATCACGTCTTAAACGCTGCTCACCTAACTGAATAAATATAGGTATCTTGTCTGTTAGATCATCACGACCTAAATATTCAGCCACCAATTCTTTAATCTTGGCATAATTTTCAAATGATCCAGCCATTATATTTTCCCTGGTTTTGTTCTAAAGAAACGATTATCCGGATGGTTTAACCACGCTCTGAATTTCTTTTGATCTAATACATGAAATCCACGCATGATCCCTTGTTTGTTTAATTCGTCAATGCAGCTTAATGGAATTGATGCCACTTTATTGTCAAATACATCATCACCCCATCTGCCTGTGTTTGCGTTGTATTCTTTTTTATTCTGTTCAATGATCTCAGTAACATCTTGTGATGTTTGGATTATAACACCACCGTTACCATCATCTTCTGTTTCACTGATTCGTTTGACGTTTTTGTTGAAGTCTAATATTTTTTTCATGCCAGTATAGTATCCCTGATCTTTTCATTCTAAGAAACATCTGATTTACTTTCTTTTGCATCTTAGCACCCCCATGAACATCCAGGAGTCTATGTTTAAATTGTGGTCTTAATACATTCATATTTAATAATGGATGCCCGGACGAACCGGGCTATCCAATAGGAGAAGTAATTATGCTAAATCAGCAATAATTGCATGTGCAGCTTCGTTTTTCACTTCAAGAGTGTATTCAACTAAAAGCTGTGTTTTTTCTGAGTCACCTGTTTTAGCTAACTCATTAGTTTGGAAAGGTCTTAAATATGCAACTGAAGCATATTCAGGATCTAATACAAACGCTGTGTCGCCACCATCACCACCAACGTCTTGTGGAATAAATCTGTTAGGAACAACAGATAAAGAACCAAAGTCGCTAAGGTAAATATCAGCAGCACCTACGATAGTAGATTGACCGCTTGATGGAGCCATAAATCTTTGCTCAGCAATACCAGCAAAAGTTGATACTACTTGTTTCTGTGTTGGTGAAACCATTAATACTGATGGTGTGCCACCAGCTTCATATGCTTTCTTAACAGCAGACTTAAGCATTGTTTCTGTGAAAGCAGCGTCTGTGCCAACTACACGAGCAGTTGTTCCATTGCCTGTTCCAGCAGTGCCGGAGCCTTCATAGTTTGTATTTAACCATGCTTGTAATCCACCAAGTTTACGTGCTGTTGAAGCACCACCAGCGTCAGCCGGTTGGTTAGATA